AACTAATGAAAATGTTGTCCTAACACCATCACTGTTATATATTTCTGTTCTCAAGTTTCCTTCAACCTCACCGCCTCTAATCATAACTCTATTTCTCAACTGGCTTGAATCCTGAACAATATGTAGTGTTTTTTGAATATATGTGCCGTTATCATCTCTTATTGAGAAAGGAGCTAATTTATCGTATTTTTCAAAGAAGTTTATATCCTTATCGTAATCAACATACCAACTGTAGTTTGTTAACTCTGATAACCTATTCAAACACTCAGATAAGCTAATCTTATCAAATACTATTGTCTCTACTGGTATATCACAATTGACATTATTAGTTGTAAAAAAATCTCTACCATACTTATCAATTAGGTCTTCAATTATTTCTTTAACTGTTTTTCTTCTATATCTTTCTGTAGCGATATATCTTGATAGAACACTTGTATAATCCTCGCAGGATATGAACATTTTTGATATCAGTCCTGCGTCTGCTACTCTCTCTATCCTTGTTATTATTCCCGCAAACTCTTTTACTCCGTCAATTATTAACTCAACATCATTATTTATCTCTGGACTCTCAATCGTGTCTTTTTCTATCAATCTAAAATCAAGAGAACTGTTGCCACCAATCTTATCATTTTTAACTATTGTATTAACATCAATATCAGATGTCCTATCTATTGAGTTAATCTTTATAATTGTCATAATTTAACTTCTCTTTTTAATCTCTCTATAATTTTATCTCCTATGTCTTCTGCCGCTCTCTCTGACATATAGTATCCTCCGTTGATATTAACTACGATGCTATTACTTGAACCTGCTGGAGATACTGACTCACCCTTGTGAAGCATATACATACCTGTTCGTGGGACATAATCTGTTCCAAACTGGTATCCGCCTAAAATAGATTTTCCGATATTAGAAACTGATGATACTGCTCCTCCAATCATTGACCCAACATTTTCCATCGCACTTCTCACATTTGAAACAATGTCTCCGATAATATCAAACTTGTCCTGAAACCAACCAATAAAACTATCTATAATCGGCTTCATAAAGCCAACAGCTGAGTTAACTATACTTTTAATTCCGTCCCACAATCCGTTCCATATTCCTGATACTTCTTTAGAAACCGTGGAGAATATATTTTTAATGTGTGTCATCATATTTTCAACAGCATTTTGAATATCTTTAATTGAAAGACCAAAAACATTGAGAAACATCTCTATCAATCCTAACCAAAAAGAAATACAATCGTATATGAAATCACTGATTCCTTTTAATATGCCTTTCATAAAGTTAGAGATATTATTCCATATTATTGTTGCTTTATTAGATATTTCATCCCAATTCTTCCATAGTAGAACTCCGACTGCTATTAGACCTGCAATTGCTACTACAACCAATCCTACTGGAGACATAATAAATGAAAGAACTGCACCAAATGCACCGAACCCTGTAATCAATGTAGGTAACAATAATCCCAATGTTCCGATAACTGCTATTATTCCAGCTATTGCCGCTGTTGCTATAGTTATATTTTTAGTCAGTTCTGGATTCTGTTCTATCCATTTTCCAATCGCATCAATCATCGGAGTTAATTTTTCTACAATATCAATGAGTAATGGAATAAAAACTTCACCTATTTCTTCTTGTAAATCACCAAAGCTATTCTTTAATGCCTTCAATCCACCTGCTGATGTCTCACGCATTGCTTTATTAGTTCCTTCATAGACACTATTTAAGTATTCTGTAATCGCCGTTGCCTTCTGTTCTTCCGTTCCTAACTCAATCATCTTTTTAGTGTTCTCGTCAATTTTGAATCCTCTGTTTGTAAGCGAAGCATAATTACCTTCCATCGCCATACCAAAAGCATTACCAAAACTAATCATATCCTCAGTTGTAGCGTTGACTCCTTTCTCCGCCACTATCATATCCAGAATTGCTGGAGTCATTTTTTTAATCGTATCTGTATTAAGTTCAAAAGTGGCCAGTTGTGCTTGAAGTGCTATTGTTACTTCGTCTCCAACAACTCCTACACTTTGTAAAGCAGATGCTTGTTCTTTTAATGAATTAACTTGTTCATTAGTGGCATTAGTTGTGTTTTTAAGTAATGTCTCTAATTTAGCTTCAAGAACCTCTTGTTCTTGAAATGCTTTAACACTTAGTCCAACTGCGGCCGTAAGAGCACCAAAGGCAACTGTTCCCGCAGCTGCCATCTCCTTAAAAGCAGGCTTCATATCCTTAGTTTTCTTTTCTATGCCTTTTAATTGCGATTCAACTTGTTTTATAGTATCTGTCGCCTTGTTTTGTGCCTCTATAATAAACTTTAGAACATTTTCCATTGTCTATTTTTTATTTTTTATCTTCTTAATCCTTTCATTATCAATTTCCATCTTGTCTATGATTGTCTGGATAAACCAAATCGGCTGATTCAAGTATGTTTGATAATCCCAGCCAAATAGTTCGCATATCGTTACAATCTTCATCGGCTCAGTTAACTTGCCTAATCTATACCACCTCTTAGAATCTATTCGGCTTGCTGAAAATCCTCTCCTGTAACAATTTCATCAACTTTCTTTATAACAAAATCATAGTCCTTGCTTGGCATATCATATACTCTGTTTAGAATATCTTTCTTATCATCATCAATTGAGACTACTACAAATTCTATTGCTTTCTCTGTTGACTTTCTTTGTGCTTCTCCGATATTTATCTCTGTTGAAGATTCTCCTTTAGAAGTTATCTTCATCATTACATCTGTAATTGGCTTCTTAATTTCTTGCTGTTCTCTGCCAGTTATCCAGTCTTTAAGTTCTACTTTGTGTTGTTTTATTGGTGTAACAATTTTCATACTTTTATTTATTTATTAGCTTTCTTCATTAATATATTGCTCAACTTGATTGATAACCTCTATTGTAATTGGCTCATTATTGATACTATCCTCTACTACAAAGTCAAACTCTTCGTGGATAATATCGTCGTTACCACCTGATTTAGCCCAATTATCAACTCTAAAACTTGGAATTGTAATTTTAATAGAATCATTAGTGCTATTAGAAAATACAATCTCCATTTTTTTCTTTGTCAGACTTTCATAACAATCAAGTATTGTTGTGTCTTCAAATAGCATTGATATAGACCCACTAATATTTAATGACTTCCAAATTATTTTAGATACATTATTATCGCTTGGAGTATATATCAATTCTGCGTTGTTTGATATTGATAAACTGAAATCTCTAACCTTAGCCACAACATCTCCAATCTTTACTGTTGCGTTAGCAAATGTGTAAAGAAGTGGACATTTTGTTTCTTCATCTAATGTGGCTGTTTCTTCTACTGGATATTTAGATAATATACTTGCGTTAATGCTTGCTACATCATCAGCAAATGCTATCTCTAAATTATTAACCACCGCATTAGCATATATTTCTTCTTTAGCGATGTTGTCAACATATATTGATGCTGTTAAAGCATCGCCTTCACCTCTTTTGATTGTGTGCTTATAGTTTACTCCTGATGGTGCTGAAGATATATCGCCTAATGCTAATGCTAATAAAAGTGGAGATGTTTTAGGATTCAATACTGTTTGTATAGAACCTTCTCCCCACTTCTTTCCTTCTACTGAACCGCAACCTTGCTCCATCCTTGTTCCTTTCGCAGAAACATCACCAATTGGAGTATGTCTTGGCTCTAATGTAAACTCCAAAAATTGAATCTGCATTGTTGGTGTTTTAATTGTGCCCGCAACATCTTCTATTGCGATGCCAATTTTTCTTTTTCTTCCTATGTGTGTCATATTTTTTTATTTATAATTAACGCTACTTATTGCTTGAACTCTCAATGTTGTTTCTGTTACTATTCTTTCATTTTGATAACTTTTAATTGATTGTATTGGCTCTATTCTTAATACGCAATCTAATTGTAAGTTATTATTATCTCTGAATAGTTTTTCTAACTGCCATTGTCTATTCATAATCGTCTTTTCCGCATCTTCTCTACCCTTCAATTCCTCTATCTTTTCCTGAACTGTTGTTATTTTGTATATTATTATAATTCTATCTGCTTCATTATTCAATACTTCTGATTCATTTTGAATCCACTCTAAGAAGCAGTAAGGATAGCCAGTAGGATTGTTCTGAGGATATTCATAAACTCCCTTAATATAACTAAGTGTTTCCAGTTGTTCTTTTATTTTGTTGAATATCGTTTGAATCATATCAGTCCTCTTTTTGTTAACAATTCTAATTTCTTCTGCATCCTATCCTGAATTGCTTTTTGATTATTATATATTGCCCTTTCTATGTATTTACTTTTAGTTCTATGCCCCTCGTGAACATAGATTGCGTATTTTACATCGTTCCAAATTACTCCACTTAGTTTTTTCTGATTAACTTCTTTTTTAATATCTGCTCTTAATCTTCCTGTATCAACTGGTGCGTTCTGTTTTGCTCTCTTTAGGATGTTATCCATTACTTCATTTAGTGCTTCATAAATCGCCTTATCTATATCGCCAGGAAATCTGTATAACGCATCTATGAACTCTTGTGAGTTTCTTAAATCTATTGTGAATACTATACTAGGCTCCATTTTTTTCTTGTAATTTAATTCTTAGTTGTAGATGCTTCTCTCCCATAAAATCCATCTTTGAAACACCTGCTACTATGTATTCGTTATTTCCTTCTATTATTTTATCATATTCTTGAACATCAAGCAATTTTGTTGCCGCC